GATATCCGGCAGGATATCGGTCAGAACGCGTTGGTCGATCTTGATCTTCATACGCTCGGAAGCGTCCTTCGACCAAGTATCCATCAGATTGATGTCAGACTGAACCTTGTCCACATCATCTTCGATACAAGCAAAGTATTCGCCCTTGTCGATGACCAGTTGCAACTTCGGCTTGTCGGGATTATCGACAGTCAGAGTTTGGCCCTTGACATAGGTCTTGATAGCGATTTCCGGAGTGGTACGGATGTTGACCGTATCACCCATTTGACGGATTTCGCCTTCGTAGTCGGTATTCGAAATAGCCGACAAAACGGTGGCGTCGTAGAAATTCTCGATCAGTTTGCCCGACCAGATTTCCGGGATGAAATTGCCGTCGTACTTAACGCGGCCTGAAGCAACGGGATAACCCATGATTAACTCCTTGGTTTAATCAAGCATTCACAATGCGACCCTGCGCCTGAGCGGCGAAGATATCGCGTTCGATTCGTGCCCGTTCTGTTTCGCGGCCACGGTATTTACCTTGACGAACATCATTAAAGAAAGCCTTGATGTCATCCGGGCTATACGTACGACCTTCTGTTCCAGCGGCAGTTGCCGATCCAGCGCTACGCGAGCGACCAGGAGCGACTTGCTTCTCTAGTTCAGACGAAACATTTTTAGACACAGACTGAGCATTACTGACTTGTCCAGTCGCGGTAAGCCAAGTCTTAAAGAAAGTAGCGACACGCGAGGCATCCAGATTCCGCTGTGCATCTTCAAGATAGGTTTGGCGGCTAATGTTTGTAAGCGGATCAATATCCAACAACCACGACTGGAAGCCGGGGTTGTCGTTAACTTCTCGCCAGTTCGGAACATTAGTGTGGAGTTCAGACCAAAACTGCTGCTCTGCCGACATTGCTTGTCGCTGAGCCACTGCCTGAACCTGAGGTACTACGCTGGTTTGCACTTGTTGAAGGTAGGTCTCCAGTGAAGCGATCTTCTGTTGGAGGTTGCTAACTTCTTCACGACTAACCTTGCGCATCACATCAATCGACTCACCATACTCATCAATATCTTTCTGAGTGATGAACGGTTGCTGCGTTACCTGAGGCTGTGCAGGAGTGCTCTGTGCGGACATAGTCGCAAGCAGTTGCTCCAGTTGTTGAACACGGCCGACCAAATCTCGATTCTGCGAATGCAGTCTCGGTACTTCAGCGTTGTACATACCCTGAAGGGTTCTGTACTTTTGCGCTAGGACTTCTTCAGACTCCTTACTTTCACCCGTCTTATGCTCCTCAACGGGCGACTGCGGGGCATTTTCTTCGGCATTAACGTCGGCCACTACCTCATTCTCTTGCGACCCAACTTGAGACTGTTCTTCATTGGCGCTGGATAAACCTTCCCCTTCGCCGTTCGAAACAGCATCTTGTTGCTGCTTGTAGAACTCAGTTGTTGCCTCGACCTGCTTACGAATCTGCGCTGGCATTGCCATGTTTACGCTCCTATCGGTATGCGTTGATTAAACGGCGAGTCTTTAGAACTTTGCCGCATGTTTAGGGGCTTCGGCTAGGAACCGATGAAGTTCCTGTAAAACCTGACACCGTCCCTGAGCAAGTGCCGGGTTATTTACCACGTGAGGAAGTTGCTCAAGTTCGTGAGAGCGCCAGTCATTAACCCACCGAAGAAGATCTGGGTAGTTGTAGACTGCACCGGCCACGGCCTTGATGGTTGTTTCGTCGGGACGAATCATCCTGCTGCTCCACTAACGCGGTTAGTCACAGTGTTGCCGTCCATACCGCCTTTGGGGGAACCGTCCGGTTGAGTCGGTTGAGGTTGGCTAGGCTGCGATAACGCCGCCTGCGCCTGCATACGACCCATATACCTTTCCTTCTCCCGAGAGGGTACGACGTCTTCCACTGGCATTTGCAACCCTTTTGCCACTTCCCGCAAAATTGCGGCTCGGCCGTCCTTACCAATGATCTCCATGTCGATCGGGTTGGCGGTTGCGTTGAGGAACTCGATGCGCCGAACATTCACAGTTTCCTTGACTGCCAAGTTAACTGCGCCCTTCGGCATGATCTCTGCGTCACCCTTGATGCTTTCATCCGGGTCATAACGCATGTTGTACACATATTGCCGATGTACGATCGGCTTGATCACATCATTGTCGATGTGCATCACAATCTGTCGGATACCCTTACCAGCCGAACCCATAAGCATCGACAGACCAGACGCAGTACGGCCAGCGCCTTGTACGTTAAGGTCGCCAGACACGTACGCCGGAATACCTGAGTGGTCGTCGGCAAGTCGGCTGAAGCGCTCGTAGACAGCCATAAGGGTATTGGCATTGTCTTCCGGTTGAGTAAAGCGAACTGCTGGTGACGACGACCCCATAGGATCGTTTGTTGTCTGCCAAATCTTCCACGGGTAGAGTTGGGTGATGTCTTCGTTCGGCGGAATGCGCTCAAGATTCACCTCAACCTGCGGGCCGGAAGAGATACCCATGTTATTCACAAGGGCACGAGCCGCTGCATTACAGATGTTCTGAACGTCTTCGATGACTTCTGGGATACCCTTACCCCAGAACGCACCAGGAACCTTGATGAACGAAGACTTGCAGTAAGGCTTCTGTCCAAGTGGATCGTAATTAAGAACAGCCTTGATGACGTAGTTACCTACGACCCAGACATTTGCATCGTACTCTTGGGCTTCATCCGGAACTTCTTCTTCGGTCATGCCCCACTCAAGAAGCATCTTCCCACTCACACGGCCCCAGAACTCAAGAGCATCGTAGATTTCAGTGGGGCGCATCTCAGTGTAGTACTTGCGCTGTTCTTCTTCTTTGACAAGACGAACGTCTTCGTTGATCCACGAGGAGCCGTTACCAGTCTCAAGGACTTTGCGAATAGCATCTTCGTCATACCCAGGAACGCCAATCAGGTCGGACAGCGCCATACGGGTAAGCGGGTGATGTTCAAAGACATACCCTTCGTCGATGTCTGTAATGCCCGGTTCCGGATAAATATGGAACGGATCAACACGTTCGTATTCCGGAGCAATGCGCTCAGTGGCTTCGGCAATGGTCTTACCGTTTTCCTGACGCCAGCCAAGGGCACGTTGTCTCCTGACAATCGGCCCCTTAATAAAAGCACACGGGTAGGTAGTTAGGTCAGTAATGAACTCGTTGAACGCGTGTGCCCAACCACCTTGCGCAAACTGATCCGAAATCTTGATCTTCATCTTGTCCGACCGGTTCTGCGCTTCACGCAATACCTTGAACCGATAGTCCTGCGAAATCATCTCACGCAGTTCCATCATGTCGCTAGGCGTCGGAGCCTGGCCGGTATTCTGAACAATGCTAAGCACTTCGTTAGCAAAGACGTCCTGAACTTCTTTGGACTGAACCGGCGACAGATCAGGAATAGGAGTGGGTTGAATATCCCACGGGGGAGTACCTTGATCGAGAAGAATATCTCGCAGCCACGATTCAGCAGCACGACACTTTACTTCCGTGATCATCATGTAGATTTCGGAACCGCCTTGGTTCCTAATCTGTTGGAGTTTGTCTGCCTCATATTCGCCATTACGTTGGCGAAGAGCGCGAAGCATGATGTACTCAATGGGCTTTTTAGCAATACGCGCAGCATCCCAGCATTCGCGCAAGTAGCCAGTAAGACCAATAATTACCGATTGGCTCTGACGCTCCGCTAAAGCAATATCAGCCGCTTCTTTCTCTTGACGAGCAAGTTCAGCATTTGAAACTACGCGAAGCATTGAAAGACCGGCCATTGAGCACGCTCCATATTCCCACTAGATATTGTGGGGCATACCTACCAAAAAGTATACCGATGATCTACTAAAAAAGAAGCCCCGGAGTAATCTCGACGGGGCTAAGAGCGGTGGAGGCGACCACTCAGGAGGGAGCAACGAACACAATCTATCATGTCCAGCCAGCAGCAGCAACAGATTTAATCTCCCGTCGCTGGGCAACTAGTTCCCCACTACTGTTGGAAATATGCAACATCAGATACTGAAGCGCTTCAGCAACGTGGGAGTGTTTGTTTTTATCAATATCGCCATCGCCTCTGGGCTTATATCGATATCCGCCCATCATCGCGGCCTTCAACTGTGTACACCGTGGGTCAACAATAAACGCCGAGTCGCCGTCAACCTGCCGCATAAGGTAGTCATCCACCGCGTTAATACGTGCCGACACGCTGTTTGTCCTAGCCGGAATAACCTTCAGCCCCTCAGCCTTGATGATGTCCACAGCGCTACGCTCGTCCGTCTGCGCCCGCTGCACACCCGCCGGATCTGTGACTATGAGAATGGGTGAACCAGAAAAGCGCTCATAGATCAAAGGTTTAAGTATCGTACGTACAAAACGCTGGATACCCATATCAAACGACACAGCCTCAGCAAGAATCAATGCGCGACCACGGGGATCCTGCTGACCAAACACAGCAGCGGGGGTAAGCCCCAAGTCCATTCCGACAACTACGGGACGAACTCCGTTGACGATATGCCGCAGCATCTGCTTACCCATGTGGTAATCCGGCCTGAAGTACTTGTACACAGGCATACCGGCTGACGACAGCCCATACTCACCGTCGATGTAAACCCGGATGTACTCCTCGCTACGACCCTGCGTGTCGTAATACCCATCCGGGAGGTTCTCGATATTCTCGGCAAACGCGCTACGACCAGACGGTTGCTTGTACACAGCCCAGCCATTGTTATTTGCCGATACCCCATCCTTAGGATCGAGGCCTTCCATCTGGTAATACCACCACGTATCCATAGTTGGCGGGTTGGTATCGCCCCACATCCCATGCCAAGTCGGCCCACCATCCTTCGCTGACGGGAAACGGCCTACCCGTTTAGACATTGCATCAACAATATCGGGGTGAATGTCTCGACACTCGTTAAACCACGCAAAGGTAAGTTCCAACGAGTTGAGGTTTGCCACATCGTCCGCGTCATCTAGCGCACGGAACATGATTTCGCACTCAACATCCCCTACTTTGAAGAAGTAAGTCTTGGTAGTGCGCATGTACTGGCCGCAAGTACCCGGTGGGAACCAGTCGAGGAAGGTTTTGATCGTCGTATCCTGCAACTGCCGTGCGGTTTCCCGCACCACAGCCGCTCGCGTCTTGCGAATACCCTGAGCATTCGGTTTTTGTAGCGTGGCACGCCTCACTATCTCGAACGAACAGGTCACAGACTTACCCGAACCGACCGGCCCCATCAGAACCCGCATCTTTGCGTCGGATTCCATGAACTTTTTCCCCGTCGGTGGGGGTGTGTAGTTGATATCAAGCATTCTGAGCGACTTCTTCCACTAGCATCACCACAAATTCACGCCCACGGCGCTTGTGTTTGGCGATTTTGGTCTTAAAACTGATGCTTTCCATCTTCAACATGGCCGTGAAGTTGTTGTATTCCAGTGAATTGTTGAACACAGCAGCAGGAAACCCGTTGTAGATCTGTGTAAAGCGGTCAATCAACGTGTTCTTCAGCAATTTGCGGTACCTCAATAGGTTCAACATCAATGGCTTGAGTGATCTGGTGGTCTTGTCCACCCAAATTGATAGTGATTCGCACCCCGCCAGTGGCACTTCCATCCGTCGGTTCATTCTTGGGTTCTAAACCAGCCCACTTCACAGTGCTTTTAATCAAGTCGGCTTTCACTGCGGGACTACAGGCAGGGTCATGGATAAGCATCCACGAGGTAGTCAGCAGTTCTTCAGCCTGTGCGCGGGCCTTGAGGCGAAAAGTCATACCCTTTTCGCGCACTTCCTCCCGATACCCCTCTACTTTCTTGAGGAATACAGGGTCGGAGTTAAATTGAACCAGGGTGTCGGCATCAATATTGTGCCGTTGAATGATCTCGTTGACCTCTTCACCGCTGCCCTCAAGGGCTAAAGCGATATCAAAAGCCAGACGGTCAGACCATTTAGTGTGTCGGAGAGGTAGATTGTCCATGCGAAGAGATTATTCAGGCGGGTTTTCTTCTGTCAAGATCTTCAGTCTAGCCTGAAGTTCATCGTAGTGGTGCTTTCTATGGCAGTTAGCACACAAGACCTCGCACTTCTTTATCTCTTCCATCGCATCACGGTACCTACCATTCGACATAAGTTTGTGAACTTTGCGGTTCGTAGGATCTGATGGATCTGTGTGATGGAAGTCCAATGTGGCTGGATGATTTTCCCCACATCGGTTGCACTTGAGTGTCGCTTTGAATGTCTGCCAACGACTCCTGGCTTTAGCCTTGGTTATGTTGTTCCGCTCAATGACTTTTTGTTTGTTGGCTTGGTAATACTTCCGACCGTATTTCTTATAGAGATCACTGGGCATATCTAGTGTCCCAGAATTAGACACGGTTTTATAGCATGGCGGTATGGATATCCATCAACTCTGTGGGTGGGTTATGCGAAAGTTAGGCATGTTATTGGCGGGGGATAAACTCGCTAACTTTACACGTTCCTAAAAATAGACCTTGCTTTGTGCGGATTACTATACCTGCCGGGGGTCGCAAATCGTCAGTCCAACTGCCCCCCCTCCCCCCGACCGGCGGCGACCGGCGAGCCGACCAGCGGCGACCGGCGAGCCGACCGGCAAGCCCCGCAAAACCGGCAAACTTGACACCGAACCCGACCTAGGGCTGACTGAAATTGTCGATGCAGCAGCAAGCAACGACACCTGAGCGGAGTACCCGCTCCGCTCTTTAATAACTCAACTAGGAGAAGCATCATGGCAAAGACCTACTCTGGTCAAGTCTCGATCGTTCGCAACACCAAGGGCGAAGTTACCCTGAAGGCGGACGCCACCGGTCAGTACTCCAACGAGGACGCTAAGGCCTGCCACAGCAAGATGGTGGAACTGGCGAAGAAGTTGAAGACCACGGCCCGTGTGTTCAAGCCCGAGGCGGATTGCGTTGACCCGGTCATCCTCACTGGTTCCTACGGCCAGCCCTACATGGCGCTGCTGAAGGCGAAGAACCCGGGTAGCACTCGCGGCAAGGTCGAGAAGTTGGCCTAAGCAAGAAAGGGAAGGCGGGGCGAAAGCCCCGCCGACTCTCCAACAACCACAAGGGAATCATCATGCTCAAGCGCATCATCGGCAACATCCTGTCCATCGAGGCAGTGAGAGTGCAGAACCAGGCAAGGACGGGAATCTTTCTCTTCCGCAGGCTGGTGTACATCGGGAAGAAACCTCTCTTCCATCTCTAACCAGCAGCAACAGACCCGCCGCAAGGCGGGTTTTCTTTTGCCCATCGCATACACACGCGTACACACCACGAGCACATCGCCCTGCCCTCCTGCTGAACACCTAATACAAAACCATACGTCGGGGGGTCGTCGGCCCAGGATTCCGACCTTATAGCACCATATATCTAGCATCAACGATCCTTAAACTTTACATAATGCAAGTTATTGATTTTTAAGGGCTATCTCAACTATCTAAAACGCTATCTAGTCTTACCCTAACTTTACATACCTCTTACTTTACAGTGTAAAGTTGTATAGTTTCCAGTATCTACGGGGGTTTGCGGCCAGTTTACCATCAGGAAAGGGGGGGCTTACTATCTATACTATCTAAAAAATACATAAAATATTGGTAATACTAGCGGTTACGGGAGCGTTCTGATTCCCCTAACTTGACAGTGTTAAGTTGTTAAGTTTAGGACGCACCCTTTAGCACCTCTTTATCTGAAAAATCGTAGATAGTTTAGATAGTTGCCCTGTAACCCGCATAAACACTAGCCCCGAACTATCTACGCGCCCGAGATAGTTTGTATACATTTATAGATAGTTAGTCCCTTAGAGGCTTACTTAACATATAACCGGCCCGACTTGACAGGGCGGCGGCGGCGGGGCCGGCTGGGGGGGGCCCCTCGGGGCCTTTCCAACACTCTTT